CAGGGAAAGCGGCGTCATCTCGACGGCGCGTTCAGGTTCAGATTTTGCCTGCCTCCCGAGCCGCTTTGTACTGCTCGAAAGACATGCCGTTCGGATCTAATGACGCGCTGGCTCGGACGCCGACTGTCGGCGGCGGCGCCATCGCGTTCGTCACTTTGGGTTGTGCCGCCAGGCGGGCCTCTAGCCTCGCCAGTTCAGCCCCCTGCTGCGCCGGCGTCATCTTTGCGATGCGCGCGGCCTCCACAGGGTTTCGCCCGAGGTGATCCGCTATCACCGCAGGCTGCTCGCTCACGGCCAAGGCGTCTAGCATCGCCTCGGAGAACGGAATGTCCGCCCCCGATGCGATGAGTGCGGCGCCATCAAGGCCGGACTCAAGCAAGGTTTCGCGCAACGTCTCCATCCGTTCGGATTTGGTGCGCATCTCCGTCTCACGGGCGCGTTGTTCGCGGTCCCGCTGAATGGCCGCATTGACCATGGCTTCCACCGACCGCTGGTCGAGGGGTTGGCCTTCGTCGTACTGGCCGTATTCGACCTCCTGACGCATCGACGCCTGTTGGCGCCAATAGTCGGCCTCCTGCTTCGCGCGTTCCGCCTCCTGCTTCGCCGCCTCCCGCTGTGCGGTAAGTTCGGAGAACCGGAGGGACAGACGCTCCTTCGCCTTGTTTTCGACCGGGGGCGCGGGTTCCGCCGGGGTTTCAGCCGCTTGGGCCTCCGCCTCAACCGGAGCCGCTTCGGGCGCCAAGGGATCGGGAATCGACACAGGTTGTTCCGCGCCCGTTTCCGGGGCGGCTAGGGCCTCGCTCATTGTGGAAGTCTCGCTTTGCGCCGCTAGGCGGGTTGACCCTGGAAAGCGCCAGGTGCGCCCGGATTTTCCCCCATGTCCGGTTCCGGGGGTTGAGACGCAAAGCCCATGGGCGAAAGCCCAAGCTGCCCTGCGGTCACCATGTTGGAAAGCCGAAGCTCATCGGCCTTCACGTCGTCGAGGTTTGCGCTCGCCATATCCTTGCGGGCGCTCGCAATGTCCTTCGGGTTGGGCGGCGGCGGGCCTTGCGGACCCGGCTGCGGCTGCAACAGTTGCTTCACCTCCGCCGCGAACTCGTCGGCGTCCGGAAGCTCGATCACACCCGCCAGACGCGGCAGGATCACCGGCGCCAGCATCGGGGCCGCCTGGAGCGCGGAGGTCAGAAGTTCCGCCGTCTCCTGACGCTGTGTGGTCACACTAGGCCCGGTCGAAACCGCGACGTCGTACTTGCCGACGCCGAAGTTGATGCCGCCCGCCTGATTGATCCGCACGATGGTCGCTTCCATCTTCTTGCCTAGGATGCGGACCTGTCGCGGGGCGTCGTAAATCTTCGGGATCAGGTTGATGATAACCCGGCCCGTTTCCTCAATCGCGTCCAGCACGTTGTCGATGAACACATAGGTTCCGACGTCGCCCTCACGTTGGCGGGCCGTGATCGCCTTGCCGCTCGTCTCGTTGGAACGAGCGCCCAGGGACGCGTCGAAGATACCCGTGGTGGACTTGATATCATCCGCCGACTGCATCGCCTCTTGCACCCACCCCTGAGACGATGTGGGCGGTTGCTGGCGCGTCGGGCCGCCGGACGGAGCCGATCCATCGGGGTTGTAGTACAGGACCGCCGGGTTCCCGTTGGCGGCTTGCTTCCACATCTCCTCATAGCCCGAGACCATCTTGGGCGTCACAAGCCATGGGGCCTTGGGTTGACTGGCGACCGTCTCGGCATTGGCCGAGCGGGCGAAGGTGTGCAGCCGGATCGCGTCCCGCGCATAGGTCAGAACGCCATTGCGAACGCGCCGGTCTCCAACGCGGGCCTCTTCACCCCAAACCGGAATGATCGGGATGCGGTCACCGGGCCATTCCGACTTCTCCAGCACCTCCACGCCGCTGACCAGATACATGACGATGGACTTGCGAGCGGCGACCCGCGTGCGCGGCGAGCCATCCGGGTTCGTCACCCATTCAACGCCGGGCGGAACGGGGCGTTGGTCATCTTCCCAACGGGTCTCGCCGTTCAAAAGCTGGTAGAGCTTCTTTTTGGTCTCCTTAACGCACCAATACTCGGCAATGCGGATCGTGTCGGTCGTCACCCACTCACGCGCGAACGTGTCGGCGCCATCGCTGTAAAAGCCGATGTCCGCCTTGCCCTTGAAGCGCGCCTCGAACTCCGAGCGGGGCATATCCTCATAGACGAAGCAGTACCGCGCATCCCGGCGCGTGCTGTCCTGCGAGGCCGGGTCATAGACAACCGAGAGCGGGTTCAGGATCGGCTTGATCCTGATCTCCTGGTCGAAGCTGTCATCCGACACATAGTCCGTCGTGACCCGCCAGAACCCCATATTGCCGCGCGCCGCGTCCTCGCCGGCCTTGGCGTAAATGCGCTTGGCCCTGCTCGACTGCTCAATGGACCGCACAAGCCCTTCGATGACCGCCGCGACCTGCACGTCGCCATCTTCCGCCGGGCTGACGCTGATGGCGGGCGGCTGAAGGCGAAGTTCGTTCGCCACCTGTCGCGTGATCGTGCGCGACTTGTTGATCGTCAGACAGATGCGGCCTTCTCGCTCCCGCTGACGCTTGACGCCCCGGGGCCACACACCGTCATCCGTGCCAAGCCAAGCCCCATCGCCGGTGTCAGCCTCGAAGCGCGCGTCTGCGATGGCCCTAAGGCGGTTCTCGCGGTCGGCCTCCTCGGCTTCCGTCCAACGGGCCTGGGATTCGGCGATGATGTCGGCGTCGGTCATAGTCCTAGCCAGCCTCCGCCGCTCGTGTTCAAGGGTTGGAACGCTTCCGTGCGTTTCGTCTGCGGTTCTTCATACGCAACCGCCAGAAGCCCAAAGGCGTCCGCGCCGTGTGAAGCCCAGTCGTGCTCAGGCCCGAGGCCAATCTCGCGCTTGTCGTCGCGGCGTTCGTGGTACGCGCCCAACACCTCGAGCCCGTCCGCCGTCGTCGCCTCGTTGAACCACATGCGGGGGAACAACCGCCGACCGGCATCAATCCGAAGCATGGCCGCCGATGGTCCCTGGTTGCGGATCACCTCAACGTCGAAGCCCGCCTCCCGCGCCTGGTCCTCGTAGCTCTTGCCGTTGTGGTTCTCAGGGCCAACCCGCGAACCGTCGTGCGGCAGGTAGACCATGCAGCCGCGATAGCCGCGCTGACGCAGTTCCTCGAAGTAGTAGCTAGGCGGCTGGCCCGAGCCTTCGATGTAGTCCAGCAGGGCGATCTTCTGGCCCACCCATTGCGCCACCCAGATCGCCGTATGGTCGCGCCGGCCAAGGTCCCAGAAGGTCCGTATCGCCATGTTCGGATCGCGAGCCACGAAGCCGATGCGGTTTTCCTTCCGCGCTTCGGTCAGGCTTGCCGAGTAGTAAGCGCCTTCGGTCACCTTGGCGTAGTCACCCTCCCAGATGTGGTCGTATTGGTCGGGGCGGTCGCGCTGGTCGTCTCGCCGCTCTTGCTTCAGTTCATCCGGGAACCATGGGTTCTCTGACCAGTTGGCGCGGATCACCGTCGAGCCGGTCGGAGGTGATGGGCCGCGCAATAGAACGTCCACCGCGTCGGTCTTGCGCCTGGGGTTCCAGCTAAACCAAAGTTCCGAGCCGGGCTTGCGAAGCGTCGGGCGAAGGAGCGTGAGGCTATAGGTCGAAAGGGACTGCGCCTCTTCCACCCATGCAACGTCGAAGTCCTCCAGCGACTTGATCGAATCCGCCGTGTGGTCCTGCATCCCCTGAAAGACGATCAGGCCGCCCTTCGCGGATCGGATTTCGTTGTCCAGTATCTCGAACTGATCCGAGACGCCGAGGCTCTCAATCTTGGCGTCGATCAGCTTCTTGACCGATTGCCGTATCGACTTCTGGACCTCACGAACGCACACCGCGTCAAACTTGGCGCTGACCGAGCGGGCAATCAGAAGCTCCGCGAAGAAGTGTGACTTGCCCGATCCTCGACCGCCCCACGCGCCCTTGTATCGAGCGGGCTTGAGAAGCGGGACGAACGCCCTAGGCGCCCTCGGTCTCAGGATCAACAATCACCCATTCGACAACCTCGACCTGCGCCTTCACGGTGGCGTCCACTTCGGTCTTGTCCTTCCACGCGTCAGGCTGGCGGTTCTTGAGGCCGAAGATGATTCCGGTCGCGTTGCCCTCGTTGCGCTCGGCCAGGGCCTTCAGCCGGTCTTCCCAAACCCGAGCGCCTTTCGCCCGTCCGATTTTTATGGATGCGGAAAAATCTGGATGAACCTTCTTCCATTCGGTCACGGTGTCGATGCAGACGCCAAGCTCACCAGCGAGAACCGCTTCGCTGTAGCCTTCCGAAAGAATGTGTTCGGCGGTCTCGCAAAAGGCCGGGTCGTATTTGCTTGGACGGCCTCGCGTCGGGGCTTCGTCAGTCATGTGAGCCCCTAGTTAACCGTCGCCCCTTGGCGTTCGCGTGCCGCACCGATCTCAGCCAGGGCGCGGACGTTTGCGGCGTAGACTTCCTGAGCCACGCGCATGTGTTCGATGCAGAACGCCTCGGCGTCGTCTAGCTCGGATTCGGTGAGTGTGTGGATAGGCTTGCCGGCGAAGGTCATGGGAACCCCCTAGCCGATGGCCCGGCGCGGACGCGCTGCGGGCTTTAGGGTTTTGTTGTGTTGTTCGGGGGCGGTGTCAAGGGGATGATCGACGGGGCCTCGTCATCGCTCATCACGCGCACAATCCGGCCATCCACCACGCGCACGAAGCGGCGGGCGGTCGTTTCTGCGTCGGCCATGTCTTTCCACATCGGCTCAAGCGGGTGTTCTGTCATTCCGGCACTCCATCCGGCGTTGATTTCAGCCTCTCCGCAAAGCGCGACAGGTGCAGCGCAATCTCCTCGCGTTCAGCGGTCTTGGGTATGTGCGCCATCACAACGCTGCCGTCAGCCCACATGATTCCGAAACACGCGTAGGTCATGGCCGACTCGGTGTCGGTGCGGTCGTAGACGGTCAGGGTCCAATCGTTCACTCAGGCACTCCATCCGGCGGCAGGCATCCGTTGAGGAACATGGCAACCGCCACGGTGATAGGTCCGCTGATCGGGGTCTTGCCGCGCTCGTAGTCGCGGATTGAGTCGCCGGGACGCTTGCCGCCTAGGCGTAGCGCGCGGCCTAGCTCAGAGGCCATGAGGGGGCGGCCCTTGCCCCACATGTGACCTAGGGTGTGGCGGGCGTTGTAGAGTTGGATGGGCTTCATGCGTCTTCGCCCTCGACTTCGAACTCAAGGTCCATCGGGTCCACAACGTTCAGTTCCGGGATTTCCATGTGCAGTTCGCAAAGCGCCCAGCCGTAGCGGGTCCAAAGGTGCGGCATCTGCCAAGGTGAGAAGGCGTACCAGTCCTTTAGGTCGCGGCGGATGCGCCAATGCGCTTCAAAAAAGCGCGCGAGAGCGCCGCCGAAATGGCGCTTTCCGTCGCAAATCCCTTGCCGACCCTCCCTGGTTTCCGTGGGCAGGTACTCGCCGGACTCGCACGCGTAAGCCTCCACCCTGTATTGC